CGACAGTCGATTCCGACAAAAGGTGCGTGAAATTACTGGGGGTGAATTCTCTGGTGCAGTTCCCTTTCACGATAGGATAGAATTTTAATGCTGAAACATAATGATAGTTGTACTGAGTTGCTCACTATTCTACAAGAAGAATGTGCCGAGGTTATCGTTGAGGTTTCCAAGGTCAAACGATTCGGTCAAGAGAAGAAGAACATTGACCGTCTCGCCAAGGAAGTGGGTGACCTAGTCTGTATGATAGAGTTGCTTCAGAATTGGGAAGTAGTGTCTCACAGTGCGGTTGAAGATGCACGACAAGAGAAGTACAGTAAACTTCGTAGGTGGTCTAATCTGTTTTCCTATGATAGTGATTATGATCCAAGTGTGAGGTCGCATAACTAAAATGAAGTACGCAAAGAATGTTGATGTTGCAGAGTCCCCTAGTTATGATATGTCATCCTATATCCATAAAGTTGCGGAGTTTCTGGGAATATCTACTCTCCCTGGATTTGTTGATATAGAGTTCGTAGAGTCTTTAGGAGAGTTTGCTGGTCTTGCTGATGGTGATGAAGATCAGGTTGATATCTCTATTGCAGAGACGCATGGCACAAAATTGAATGACCGTCAAATTAAAATCAACATTGCGCATGAGATGGTTCATGCGGTTCAAATTTTAACAGGTAGACTGGTGCATACTGGACTAACTCGCAAGGGTAGTGAGTGGTCTTACCGTTGGTCATTTGATGGTAAAGAGTATGTTAATACCACATATAATGAACAACCTTGGGAAGATGAGGCCTATAACTATGAAGAAAAAATCTACGAGGCAATCGAATCCGGTCGCAAAATATGCACCGAGATTCAATCGTCCCTCTACCCACGTAGACAGAAAGAAAGAGTCTAAAAAACGTGGTCAATTGACCAAAGAAGAATTGTATCCAAATAATGGATTCTAACCACTTGACAACCACCCCACTTATAAGGTATAATATGTCCATATCAAAAGTAGAACGTTATGCAATGATTCGACGAGCAGCATTAAAGATTCAGAAGCATAGTAAGATCAGTAAGTCTAATAAAAAACTTGCTGATGAAGTAGTAAGTCTTGATCGTCAAGACTATAAGTCAGATGTACGTTGGGGAGATGAGGATCGATTCGTCAATACTCACTTCTCTGATGTATATAAAGCAAACCAAAATGAGGAATGGAACTAATGGCCAGTACGCCAGAAAACCTAATTGACTTGGGTCAATATCCACGTAATGATGTGGAACTTATCACACGCGAGTATATGCGTTGTGCATACTTAGATACTCTTGACACATTCGTCAAAGAGTATGTTAATCTAGATGAAGAAGATGAGACTCGTAAGAATGTTCTTGCTACACTAGAAGCATTTGAACACACCATTGCAGTACTGGATGGTAGTGAAGAGTTTCTTGAAGCGGTACACGCCGACTCTGATGAAGAAGAATCTAATGAAGATTCTGAATTTGAAAGATTCTAAGGAGGAATCTATGTTTAGTTATGAAAATATAGTTGATCAACTTCGATCAAACGTACTTCAGGTCACATTTAGTAAGGTCAACGGTGAGGAACGCATTATGCCTTGTACTCTCCAGACAGACTATATGCCTGAACTGTCGGAGTCTAAGGTCAGTCAAGTGGATGACTTTTCTGTAAATAAGTCTGTGATTCGAGCATTCGCAATCGACAAACAATCATGGCGGTCTTTCCGCGTTGACAATGTCCGTGCGATTGAGGTAATCAATGGATGAAAAAACAGAAGAGAACTTCTTAACCAAGAAATCATTCTCTGCGATGATTGAGAGTTTCGTTTTTCAAAACAGAATGTCGTACATGGATTCCATTGTACATCTCTGTGAGAAGAATGGATTAGAACTGGAAGACATCAAGAAGTATCTGTCTCCCACTATCGTAGAACATCTAGAGAGTGAAGCACGTCAGTTGAATTTTCTGCCAAAGCAGAATACACTAGACGTATAAATAGTAATGCCCTTATGGGTAATCTCATACATTGTTTATATTTAAGTTTATATTTAAGGAAATATTATGTCTTTTGCAAATCTAAAGTCCAAATCTATGGACATCTCAAAACTTGTCGCTGAAGCAAACGCTGCATCAGGTCAGACAACTAACACCAACAAATACCAAGACGATCGCAAGTGGAAACCAACTGTTGATGAACAGGGTAATGGTTATGCCGTGATTCGTTTCCTTCCCGCTACCGAAGGTCAAGACCTACCGTGGGTCCGTTATTGGGACCACGCATTCAAGGGTCCAACCGGACAATGGTACATCGAACGTTCATTGACTACCCTAGGTCAGAACGACCCACTAGGTGAGTTGAACTCACGTCTGTGGAACTCAGGTATCGAAGAGGATAAGGAAACTGCACGTCGACAGAAGCGTCGTCTACACTACGTTACTAACATCCAAGTTATTAATGATCCTTCTAACCCTGCCAACAACGGTAAGACTTTCATCTATGAGTTCGGTAAGAAGATCTTTGATAAGATCATGGATCAGATGCAACCAGAATTTCCCGGCGAGACTCCGGTCAATCCTTTTGATTTCTGGGGTGGTGCTGACTTCGAACTGAAGATCCGTAACGTTGCTGGTTACAGAAACTATGATAAGTCGGACTTCAAATCTCCTTCTGCACACTTAGGTTCAGATGAGACTAAACTTGAAGCAGTGTACAATACACTGTATGACTTAAACGAGTTTATCGTTCCTGATTATCCGAATGCACACGACGCCAAGTGGTTCAAGACTTATGATGAGTTGAAGAACAAGTTGGAGACCGTACTGGGTCTTGCGACTGGTGTTGGTGCAACTATCAAGAACGAAGCACTTGCACAGACAGCGGAAGCTGCTCCGGTTCGTGAAGCGTCAGAACCGACTGTAGTATCTGCTCCTTCTGTTGAGTCTGCTGCTCCAGTTTCTTCGGACGGTGACGACACACTATCATACTTCGCACAGATGGCTGCCGAAGACTAATCTATTAGTTTATAGTAGTGAAGAAAGGGGACTCGAAAGAGTCCCTTTTTTTATACGGTTCTCGTGCCGGGGTCGAAGGCATCAAATGATAACGATGGGCCCGGTAATGGAATTGCCTGTGAAGGTGCCGCTGGTGCGGATGTGGTACTGTTATCCTGAATAACGACATTAGATGCGGTTTGTGCCCTTGCTTCACGGTCTCTAGCACTGTTTTGTAGATTTCCAATTTTATCTTCTTTTTGTCTGCTTTGGATCTTTTCTGAAGTGTTGGTGTCAAAGGTCATTCCATTCATGACACCATTGAATGTATCGCTAAATGCCTCCATCGGACTCTTGCCGCCTGGAACTAGTGCACCTATGGCAGCTGCACCGCCCGCCGCAACTGCAAACGGAAACTTAAATATCCCAGACACGACATTCCATAGTTTTTTACCCAGTTCCGCAATTGCCTCACCGAAAGACATGTTAGCAAAATCATCTTTTATTCCATCAATGAAACCCATGATAGTGTCAGTGATGTTACCGAAGAGAGTTTTTATCATATCACTGAATGAAAATTCTGCGAGGGTTTCTGAAAAATTTTCGAACCCCAGTTTAGAGGCGACCCAACCCACAACACTTTTGAGAAGGTCTAAGGGCATTCCGATGAGTCCAACGAGGACTCCGCTTATTGCACCGATAATACCACCGATAGCACCATCCTTTGCAAATCCTTCCTTGAATCCTTTAAATGCATCAACCATTGTCATTATTATTGTCAATGGAAAAAATATTACACGACCAAGTGTTCGAAATATTGTAAAGAATTTTCCGAAGATACTACCAAAGGATTTGAAGAATCCACCAATCTTGCTTATTATACCTCCAGTTTTTTTACCTTGTTTGCTGACCATGTTGGTCAGTTTTGAAACATCTTCACCAAAAGCGACGAATGGTTTGGAGAGGGACTTTACACTAACAATAATCGTTGATATAGATTTTCCTATAGGTTTAAAGAAAGACGCGACCTTACCTAAAGACTTTGCGATACCCTCCAGTTTAGTGAGTTTTCTAAATCTGCCCGTAACATCCTTTACCCCACCTTTTAACTTACCGATACCAAAATCAAATGCATCGGTAATTCCTTTGACAACAACCCTAAACTTTGTTATAGCAACTTTAAGCTTTGGCACTGTCTTTTTAAATGCTACGACACTTTTGTTAAGTAGTTCGATAAGAGGTCTCAGTAAAAAATTAATTACTGAAAATGGTTTTAAAAGTTTATTCAACCCTTTGATGACGAAAGTGACAGGTTTGAGTAGAACTTTAGCGGCCTTTACAAAACCTTCGATCATACCAACCACGAGACCCGATAGAGCTCCAACAATGCCTGCAACTATGCCAAGAAATCCACCTTTCTTGGCTTCATCCATGGCACCTGAGAGTTTGGGTCCTTTTGACTTTTTCTCCTTTCTCTTCGCATCACGTTTCTCTTCTTCTTTATCACCTGAAGCAAGTTTCTGTGCCTTGAAGTAATCTGAGAAATGTTTGTTTATGCTTGCCAATTCTTTCAACTGAGCATCATCTCTCTTCTTACTATTGGAAGATGATTCGACTACTGCTTTAGTTAAGTCTGATATTGTTACTTCTGCCATCGGTATTATCCGTTCTGTTGTCTTGTTCGTTCTTCCTCTTCTCTAAGATGTTCTTCTAGTAGTGCTAGATAAACCTCCCTCTCCCACGGCATCATATGCTCTATGTCATGCAACGAATAATTAAAATGTTGCATCAATGCGAAATTGGTCTTGAAGTGATTGACCAAGTTATCATGCGAGAGGCACGCTAAAAAAAATCTTGGAGTCCCTCCAGTGTTACGGTATTATCGTGACCGCACTCACAGGTAAAGTTAACTTCTTTTTTCATTGATGGGATATTCTTTAAGAATTCACCCACTAGTTCAAACTGTTGATTGGTCATAGAATCGATGAATCCGGTCAACTCTTCTTTGCTTACATCATTTACGTTGAATCTTTCTTCTTCGGTCAAGATTGCGACCATACAGTTCTCTAACATCTGGAAACCAAACTCTGACTCGGTAATACCTTCACGGAAGTTATCTACGAAACCATTGAATGCTGGGTATCGCATCTCAATGGAGATGTCATCTGTAATTGGAATAATATTATCTACCTCAGTCTTTTCGATTTCTATAGTCGATAGGTCGACCTGAGTTTCGGTGCTCTTATCACATCCCTCTGCATTACACTTTAGCATGAGGTTTGCTATCTCACCAACAGATTTACTGCGAATCTGCGTGAACATATACTCAACATCAAATGTCGATAGTTCACTCGATTTTATACTTTCATTGACACAGGCGACGATAGTATCGACCATTGCTCTCATCGATTGTTTCTGGTCTTGTGACTCAAACGCAGATAGAAGAATCTTCTCTTCTTTAACTAAGTATGGTCTATATGTAACAACCTTGTCGGTTGATGGTATTGTCATCTCAAATTTGAGATTGTCATTCAGTTTTGGTAATGCCATGATTTATCCTATAATGTAATAATTAAATAATCGAACCTAAATCTAGATTGAGTTTTGGTTTTAAAAGTTCTCTTTCATCT